TAACAGACGGCAACGTCGGCATCGGGACGACGAGTCCGGATACAACTTTGGATGTTGCTGGAGCAATTACACATGGAGAATTAAGCACAGACCCTTCAGACCCTGATGAAGGTAAAACTGTAATGTGGACTTCAGACGGTACAGGCAGCGGAGACGATGGAGATGTAATGATGAAAATAACAGCTGGAGGAACTACTAAGACTGTAACATTGGTAGACTTTAGTGCAGCATAAATAAAAATGGCAAAATTATTATTAAACACAGATACAACATAGGTGATACTTTCAAAGATGTTTCAGAATTAAAAATTAACATAGCTGACACGTGGAAAGATGTTTCTAAAGTACAAATAAATATAGGTGATTCTTGGAAGACTGTTTATTGATGGTTTTAAAAATAATAAATGATAAAAAATAACATGGAAGCAATTCAAGAACTAAAATCTTATATAGATAATCATAATGATTATAGATTTACAACTGATAATTTAATATTTGATACTGTAGAAACTAAAAGTGGAAAGCAAGCATTTGTTACTGGATATATTTCTGTTCCCGATGTGGACTTATATAATGACTTAGTAACAATGAATGCAATGAAATCAATGTTAGCACAAATTGAAGAATCTGTAATCACCGTAGACTACGAACATGAAGCTTGGAGGGATGACAACTCTATTCTTCCGGTGGCTAAAATTGTGGAAGCTAAAGTAGATGATAGAGGATTATGGGTTAAATGTATGTTGAATAAAAACTCACCAAAATATAAAGCATTATGGGGTAGTATTAAAGATGGATTTATTAATGCATTCTCAATCGCATTCCAGCCATTAAGAACAGTTGAGAAATCTATAGGAGACGTAACTGTTAGGCTTATTGAAGAATTAAAATTGCTTAATGTAGCATTCACTGGAGCACCAGTTAATAAGGGTGCAACAATGACAGAGTTTGGAATGAAGTCAGTAATGCTAAAAGCAATCAATGATTCTGAAATAAATGGCGAACAAGTAATTGTTCCCAAATCACTTATAACTAAATTACTGGAGGAAAAAGACATGGAAGAAAAACAAGAACCTGTAGTTGAGGAAGTACAAGAAGTTATTGAAGAAGCTGTTGAAGAAGTTAAGGAAGAACCAGTTGTTGAAGAAGTTAAGGAAGAACCTGTGGTTGAAGTTGTAGTAGGACCTACACCTGAAGAGTCACAAGTACTTACTGAAATGAAAGCAATGATTGAAGAACAAGATAAAAAGTTAAAGAAACAAGCAGCTGAACTAAAAGCAATTCAAGAAACTGAAGTATTCAAAAGCCCTACACCTATTAAACCCGAATTAAAATCAACAATCGATAACGTCGAGATGTTAGGGTTAATCAGATAATCACAAGGGAGGATAAAAAAAACAGAAAAATGTCAGGAAATTACGGAGTAACTTTTTTGAACACCCCAAATCATACGATTTACTCAAATCCTATGGGGGTTGCGATGAAAGGTTCAGAATATAGTGGAAGTCTATCTTTAGATTTACTTAGAAACCAACACAGTCAAATTGCTATGAAAGCACTTTCGACAACTGCTGGTGGACCAGGAACTGCAGGATATGCAATGGTTCCAATCTTTGTAGACCCAAGAGTAGTAGACCAAACTAGAAAGTATACACCTTTAGTAGAACTTGTACCAAGAGTTACTAATCAAGGTATGTATGCAGACTATAATGTAATTACAGCAAAAGGCGGAGCAATTACTGCAGTTGAAGATGCAGCTCTTAGCGAAACTAATACAACCTACGACAGAGCAAGCACTGCTATTAAATTTGTTTATTCAGTTGGAAGAGTTACTGGACCAGCTATTGCAGCTATGCCAGCATGGTCTCTTGGTGGACTAAGTCCAGCAGGCGGAGCTACTGGTGCATTCAACGACCAGAACGCAACTAACGCTAAACAAATGGAAGTACTTGTAAAGACTAGGGAAATTAAGGAGAAGGAAGAGTCGTTAATCGTTAACGGTGATGCATCAACAGATGCAACACAGTTCTCAGGTATTGTTAAATTGATGAGTACTACTAACACAGTAGACAAAAACACAGCAGCAATGGGATTAGCAGATATTGACTTAGCTATTAGATATGCATTTGACGATGGTGGTAGACCTAACTTAGCAGTTTGTTCTAGTGATGTCTTTACAGACTTATTAGGATTATTAACAGCTAAGATTGGTTACATGTCACCTACAGAACAAGTATTCTGGGGATTCTCAACTATTGTTTTAAACACAATGGTAGGAAAGATTCCAGTTATACCAAGTATGTATTTGTCAAATGTTTCAGGAAGTAAAGCAATTTACTTTTTGGATATGTCAGTTGTTGAAATGAGAGTTCTACAAGATTTAACTTACGAAGATTTAGCTAAAACTAATGATTCAGAAAAATTCATGTTAAAAATGTACGAAACTTTGATTATTAAATCAACAAGCTTTTGCTCAAGTATTACAGAAATTTCGGCGTAAGTCGAGATATAGTTTTATTTTTATTTTTTATAAAAATAAGGAATTGTCACCTTACACAAAAGACATAACGTTCCAATAGACGCTACTCGAAAGCTATTGGCGCCTTGTCCACGATACGGACTTTTATATTCAAGACGAAAGTCAAGAAACTCTAGACGGAGTATAACACAATTAAATAAGGAGAAGAACCCAAATGACAAACACAAACGTAACAGCAGGAAGAGTAGCAGAACTTGGCGGTGCATCCAACTCTGGTTTAAAACTAGGATTTGTAGATAGTGCAGCTTTCGGAGCGCAAAACGATACTTGGACTGTTAAAAATGCGAAGGAAGTAATCTGGTGCTCATGCACAGTAGATGCAGACGGAGTAGCAAATCCAGCAACAATTTCTGGTAATATAATTACCTTAACTGGAACTACAGCTACGGCAACATCTGGTTTCATAATCTTCAAATAAGGAGTAAAAAATGGGAGCACTAACAAAACTAGAAAGTTTCGAGGAATCACCTAATGCAGGAATTAAGAGAGTATTGTTCACACTTGCTAACACAGCTGATGCAGCAGATACTTTATCTATTGTCTTAACAGACTATGGTATTTCAGCAACTGGTCTATTAGCAGTTAATAGTTGGGTACATACCGCTGACGGCAGTATCATAACAGTAGAAGCTAATACAACAGCAGTAACTACTGGAACTCTAGTAGTAACTATTGCAGCCGGAACTGACAATGATTTTCGAGTAATCGAAATAGTTGGAAGAAGTACTTTAGGGGTATTCGCATAATGGGAGCCTTAACTAAACTCGCAAGCTGGGAAATGGAACCCAATGCAGGTTTGAAGAGAATTATGATTACATTGGCTAACACAGCTGATGCAGGTGATACTTTAGAAGTTACTTTAGCAGATTACGGAATAGCAGCAAATGGTTTACTAGCAATAAGTGGCTGGGCTCACACTACAGATGGTAGTGTAATAGCAGTAGCAGCAAATACCTCAAGCGTTTCAGCTGGAGTATTAACACTGACATTAGTAGGTGGTACTACAGATGACTTTCGAGTAATCGAATTAATCGGTAGAAGTGACGCAGGCGAATTCGCATAAGTTATCTAATAACAATATTTATTTTTTTTTTTATTTTTTTAATTTCAACACAAAAACAAAATGGGACACATAATAGTAGTTGTGGAAGGCTTTATAGAAGGCCTGAAGAAGTTTGAAGAAAACTTCAATGGAAGAGTTTATGCTAATGGTAAATCTAAAGTGCGAGTTAGAGAGATTAAATTATTACATTTTGGATTTAATGATAAAGAAGATGCTTATGAAAAAATTCTATCAGATATTAAATCAGTTGCAAGATATAATGAAGCTGATAATAAAAATGCTCAGAAGGGAACTACAACTGAATTACATTCTAAATTTCAAAAATATATTAAGTACTTTAGAAAATTCTTCAAGGGTATAAAATCTATAGATGAAGATTTAGATAAAGTAGAAGTAGGAAGTTTTAATGAGGATATGAAAAAGAAAGGAATT